AGTAAGCGTTCAGGTAAAACTGCTAGACATGCCAATGGTAAAAAAACTGGATGTATGAGAACGCTAAATAACTATGTTGAAGAAGATTATGATTTTGAAGATGACGTCTTTGATGACGACATTGAATTGAATGATAATATAGAAATACAACATACTAAACATAAACCGTAAATACTAATACAAGGAAATACAATGGATATTCAAACACTCCGTAAAATGCGTAATCAAGACTTCAGCAAAATCGCTGGAGAATTCGATAAAATCTCAAATCCCCAATCAGGCGAAAAGAAGTCATATGATGATGACCGATTCTGGCGTCTTGAGGGCGACAAAGCTGGCAATGGCACAGCGACAATCCGATTCCTACCTCGTGTTGAGGGTGATGAACTTCCTTGGGTTCGTATCTTCAGTCATGGCTTCCAGGGTCCAACTGGTAAGTGGTATATCGAAAACTCCCTAACAACTCTTGGTGAAAATGATCCAGTAGGTGAAATGAACACCATGCTTTGGAACTCTGGTTCTGATGCAAACAAAGAGATTGCTCGTAAACAAAAACGTAAGTTGAGTTTTATCGCAAATGTCTTGATCGTTTCTGATCCAAAACATCCTGAGAACGAAGGACAGGTTAAACTGTTTAAATTTGGTAAGAAAATCTTTGATAAGATTATGGACAAGGCTCGTCCAACTTTTGAAGACGAAACACCAGTGAATGTGTTTGACTTATGGGAAGGCGCAAACTTTAAATTGCGTATGCGTAAGAAAGATGGTTATGCTAACTATGATGAGTCAGTATTCTCTGACCAATGCCCAGCTGCAGGTTCCGATGAGGAATTGGTGGCAATTGTTAATGCACAACATAAGTTGTCTGAATTCACTGATCGTAAGAATTTCAAATCTTATGATGAGTTGAAGAAAAAACTTGAACAGGTTCTTTCTGGTGATGCATATACTGCTAAGTCAGCAGCATCTGTTGATGAAGATGAATTGCCAGTTGCTTCTGCGCCTAAGATTGCATCTAAACCAGCACCTGCTCCAAAGGCTTCAATGCCAGAAGATGACGATGAAGATGTAATGTCTTATTTCCAGAAAATTGCTCGAGAAGAATAATTGAGCTAGATGGTTGAAAAGGGAGCTCGGCTCCCTTTTTTATGCGTATCTTTTTGCTACGTAACTACTTACGGAAGATTCTTGGTTACGTATTGGTGATTTAATAACTTGAGTAGTTGAATTATTAGTTGTTACTGGTGCATTTACCACACTAGTATTATTGTTTGCAGCAGGTGTTGCGGCAGCATCAGCATTCTCAGCAGATTTTTGTTCAACAACATTACCTTCTTGTGGTGGGGTTGCTGCTTCAGGTTGTTTATTTGAAGATTCTGCATCTGGTTTGAATGGATAAAATGGACCAATGCTAACTTCTTTTCCAACAACAGGTATTTTAAATTTTATTTCTGGTATTCCAATGTTTTCAATTAAAGACATGAACGAATCTTTAATACCACCAATAAAATCTGTAAATGGTTTAATAAGGTGATCTCCTATCCATTTACTAAAATCTCCAATTACTTCTTTGATTGCGTCTTTATCAAACAATCCAAAGGTTAAGAAATCAACTATACCAGCAAGCCCAGCTATAAGTGCTTTACCAATATCGCCTGTTTTCATAAACTCATCGAAACCATCCATAATACCTTCAAATAAAACACCAACGATCATACCGATAGCAAATATTTTACCAAGAGATTTAAGTATAGTTCCTGGATTAAACAAAGATTTAAATGCATTAATTAAACCTTTACCCAAGAAACTCATAATTGTATCAAGTAATCCACCACCTTCTGGTTTCTTTTCTTCTTTAATTTCCTTATCTTTACCTTCACCACCTCTAGTATTTTCTTCAATCTTTGATAGAAGTTCAGTTTCCTTTTCAGCTTCACGCTGTCCTTCTTCTGCTGCCTCAGCACCTTGCAACGATTCAGCTGCAGTAGCTGTTGCGCTTGGTGCTTTTGCTGCAGTTGCTCCTAAACCAGCAACAGGGTTGGAAATTCCAGCTGCAGGTTGAAATTGTTGCTGAGGTAATAGACCAGCCAGTTCAGCATTCTTTTTGTCAGGACTAAACTGTCTTGTGCTTCTATCATATTTACCCAGTTCTTCAGTGTGTGCTTGTCGTTTTTCTAACAATGCAGCAAACTCAGGACTTTCACCCTTTAAGAATTCTTCATCAGTGGTTCCTGCTTTAGCCATGTGTGCTTGTATAGTTTTCTCATTATCGGTAATTTTATTTTTTGATTGACGAGCACCTTTATAATCTTCTTTGAGTCTTTTCTTAAAATCTGCTGAAGATTCATTTGGCATTGCTTTTGCGCCAAGTGCCTTTTGTTGTTCAACAAACTTATCTCTGTCGAGAGTTTTATTAAAGATACCACCAACATTCATTGCACCAAGAACAGTTCGTTTTAAACCACCATTGGCAATTCCATATTTTTCTTTAACACCAGAAACGCTGTCTTTGAACTTTTCACCAAGAGTTTTAACTGACTTCATACCCTTTACCATGTCAGCAATATCTTTGGTTTCTTTATCCCATTCAGCTTGAAACTCTGCTTGTGTTTTGTAATATTTTCTGCTATTCTTTGTTTGTTCTTTTAACTGAGAAAGAATTTCCTCTTGAATCTTTTGACTATCTGCCCCACCAGTTGCTTTTTGTAGTTTCTCATGATCTCTTGATAACTCAATTAATTTTTTAATTGAAGTTAATTCGCCCAATGATTGTTGTTGTGCTGCAAGCAGATTTTTAAAATCGCTTGAACTTACGTGGACGTTCATTTGTGGTTTTGCCATTTTACATTCTCTTTTTAGATTCTAATCTTTTCTTTTCTTCTTCCAGATAGTTAATTAACATGGCAACATACACTTCACGCTCAAAGGGTATCATATCTTCAATCTCTGCTAAGGAGTATTTGTGGTACTGCAGTAAGGCGAAATTTAATTTATAATAATTCACCAAACTCTCATGGCAGAGATTAACTAAAAAAAACTTTGCATGCCCTCCAAAGTCTTCTTATGATGTTTTTGGCAAATCGGGCAGTCGTATTCAACTTCCTTCTTAATCCTTGGCATCGTAGTGAAGAATTTTTGGATATTCATAAACTGAGTAGAATTTAAGTTGTTTAAGAACTCTACCAGTTCTTCTTTCTTCTGTTCTTTTGAATAGTGAATCTTATCGCCTTCGTAGATATAATCAATACAATCAGCGATAATATCAAAGATATTTTCAAGATCATCATTATCAACCCTTTCTAACTTAGACATAATTTCAATTGTTGGATATTTCATTACAACTCCAACACTGTCAAATAATGCAATTTTGTTAGTATGATCTTCTGGAAACTCTACTTGAATTTGCGTAAGATCAATTGTAATTTTAACCTTTGCTTTTTCATTTTGATCGCCATGTTCATTATCACATGGAAATAATAAATCAATCTTTTCTCCAACAGATTTACCACGGATTTGAGTAAAAATATACTCAAGATCAAATGTGGCTAAACTATCAGTATCAATTTTATCAATAATACAAGAAGCCACAATAGACTTTAATGTATCAACCATAATAACAATATCTTCGCTCTGTTGAGCAATTAATAATGCCTTTTCCTCTTTTACCAAGAATGGTCTATACTTCACACCTTTCTTAGAAGAAGGAATCACCAAATTATATGTTGGTGTACTCATCACTGGTAATGCCATTACTATTCTCCTTGCATTTTCTTAATCATTTTACTCAATTCAGCAGTGCTACCTACAAAGATAGCATTGTTGGTCACTTTATCAGCCTTGCCAGTTTTACCGTCAAGTTTCTGTTTTTGTTGATGTATATCCATAAGTTGTTGGTTAACATCAGCCAGTTGTTTCATAAAATTACCCACAACTTCAAATGCACGTGGATGTTCAGACTGCTTAGCTACTTCTAAAGCAGAATATAAAGCATTCTGCCCAGTAGTTAATAACTCACGTAAGTTATCTCTTGCGGTTTCATAATCATTGTCGATTTTTGTTTCTGGTGTTTGTATAATCTCACCAGTGCTATTATCAATCACTTCAGTTTTTGGTTTTTCTTGAGGGATCACATCAAATACCTCTGATAACGAATCATCTATTTTCATATTTTAATTACCTGTATTTATCATTGGTTTTGGAATTGGGGGTTTTGGCATTCCAAATGTAGGAGGTGTGCTTCCAGCTGCGTTTGTAGAAGGTATTGTTGCTGCAACTGAGGCTGGGGTAGCTGTTGTTGTTGAGACTGGC